TGGTTGCTGACAAAGAATTCAAACCATATGATGTTTTGAAGACCAGACTTGATAAAGTCCTAGGCGTTACTACTACTAGTGATGAAGATGGTGGTCCAAGAGCTCGTACAACTGTGGAACAAGCAAAGGCTGCACCTAAAAAGGCACCAGTTGATCTTGCTGGCACAGATGACGATGATATGGCATACTTCAGCAAGTTGGCCGAAGAAGATTAAACTCTTTTAATAAAAGTTTAGACCCCGCCTTGTGCGGGGTTTTTTGTTTATACTACCCGTGTTGAATTCATAATCATTCTTTGGAAGGTGTCTTCCAGATTACGAACAGCAGGTAGTGCTGATTTGCCGGTTGTTGTGGATTTATTGAGTGAATTTAGATTATTAACCACAGATTCTAGTGGTCCGGCAAAATCAGCCAATTTCATATCGGTATTCTGACCCATGACAGATGATAGTTGCTGGCCCATGTTAGGAACAGCCTCTGGTGTCGCCATAGATGCAGAGGGTGCAGACAAAGGCATGGTTCCACCACCACTCTCAGGTGGTGCAGGAGTTGCTGTTGGTGCACCACCGGTTTCTCCGGCAGGTGTTGCGGGTGCTGGTGGTGTTTTAGATTGTTCAGTTTGCAGACCAGCCATTGGTACCTGATACATTGCTTCCCTTTTGGGATTCTCAGCCAACCATTTTTTCAGGCCTTCTCTATCGGCACCTAATTCCTGCACCAATTCTTTATCTGTTAAATCAGACTTAACAAAATCTTCAACAGTTCTTCTTGGAACTTGTTTGAGTGCTTTTTGTTGTAACTGTGCTGCAGCACCACCTTCTGTTAGGTTACCACCTTCTCGTTTACTTCTAACACTTAGAGCATAAGCATCATCATCATATTCTTTTGCATAAGGGTCTTTATCTATGGCGTCTTTTCGAGATTGTCTCTCGGAAAGTAAATATGCTAAACCTCCTCCAACAGCTATAGCAGCAAGAAGTCCTAAAACAACAGGATTGGCTAACAAAGGACCCACAGTTCTTAATACAGTAAAAATGTTTCTGCCCATACCAAATGCATCAACCATTTGATCTAAGAAACTCTGTGGTTGTTCTGTTACCTTTTCGGCGGTTTGTACTGGCACCAAATCTTTTTTCAATTGTTCTATTGCTTTTAATAAATCTTTGTGCCTTCTATCTGCCGTTCTTTCGGCTTCCATTTGTCTTTCTTCTGCAAAATTATTTTTCTTTTGTCTGTCAATTATATCTTCTTCACGGTTTTGTTTCATAAACTCGTAAATTTTATTCAACATTTCATTCATGCCAGAAGAATCACCACCGCTGCCTTGAAGTTTATCAATCTTAGTTGATGTTGAAACGGGTCTTGCACGACCAGTGAAGTATTCAATATCTTTTCTGGAACGACCCATCATTTTACCAAGAATTGCAGGACCCAATCTGGATCCACCTGTCATAAACTTTGCAATGTTCAACGGATCAAATTTAGCTTTAAGTCTGGTAACTCTGGCTTGTGTTTTTAGACCAATAGCTTTACCAATTGATGCACCATAACCCTCACCTGTAATAAGTTGGTCAGCAATAACGGAACTAAGAGATTGATTCTTCAACCTCGCAGCCATCTGGTATGACATTTTATTATCTGTAGCCATTTTATTGTTGTTGCTTTCTTACATGAGGTGGTCTATCATCAACCTTTTGTTGAGATTGAACATTATTTGTCTGTTTGTTTGTCGTAGTGGTATTGTTCGTTGTTTGAGCCGACTTATCTTTATTTAACTTTTCTTTCAGGTCTGCATTTTCTTTGGATGATTGGTCAACTTTGTTGCCATCGTTTGACAACATATCTAATGCCAATGCTTTTTCTTGAACAAATCTATCCTGTACACTCTTTCTTACTTTTTCTGAACTGCTACCAAATTTTGTTCCTCTTATTTCATATACACTGTTTATTATATTTTTTGGATCGGCATTTATGCCACCATTATCTTGAATTGCTTTTTTAAATATTCCGTAAGCACCATTATTATGTTTTGCTGAACCTGGCCCATGCTGCACTACTGTGCTAAAAAAAACATCTTTTATAGCATCAGATTGTTTTTCAACATCATAACCAGTTCCTTGTAATAATGTTTTTGCAGCAGGTTTAAATTGTGAGTCTTCAATAAAATCATGTTGTAATTTATCAAAATCTTTACCTTTTTCAGCCGATATTTTTTTCCATTCATCAACAAATGGTCCCTTATCTGAACCCGTATCAGCAGGACCCGCAGATTTCAATCTGGATACAATATCAGTTTCACCTTTAGCTTCTGCAAATTTTAAAAATGCAGCCATACTGCCAACTTTAGCTGCTATTTGATAAGTACCATAACTAGTTCCACCAGTAGAATCCCAACCAACTACTGCGCCGGGATTTTTTCTTCCGCCCGATTCAAATTTAGAACTTAATTTACCCAATTCTTGAGGAGTTTTAGTCGCTGTTGGTGGCGGTTTTACTTGGGCTGGCTTTGGTGCCGCAGGTGCAGCTTCTGCTTTTGGTGGCGGTTTAACTTGAGGTGGTTTAACCTGTTCAGCTTTTGGTGGCGGTTTAACTTGAGGTGGTTTAACCTGTTCAGCAGCCTTCTTGGCTTTATCCTCAGCTTCTTTTTTAGCCTTATCCTCAGCAGCCTTCTTGGCTTTATCCTCAGCTTCTTTTTTAGCCTTATCCTCAGCAGCCTTCTTGGCTTTATCCTCAGCTTCTTTTTTAGCCTTATCCTCAGCAGCCTTTTTAGCTCTATCCTCAGCAGCCTTTTTAGCTCTATCATCAGCTTCTTTTTTAGCTCTATCCTCAGCAGCCTTTTTAGCTCTATCATCAGCTTCTTTTTTAGCTCTATCCTCAGCAGCCTTCTTGGCTTTATCTTCGGCAGCCTTCTTGGCTTTATCTTCGGCAGCCTTCTTGGCTTTATCTTCGGCAGCCCTTTTAGCAGTATCTTCTGCTGGCTTCTTAGCTGGTGCAGTTGGCTTGGTTGGCTCAGGTGCCTTCTTTGCCTCTTTTTCTTCCGCCTTTTTCTCACGGCGAATAACTCTCTTAGGTTTCGGTCTTCTACGAACCGTTAACGCCTTCAACAATTCTTGATGGCGACTTTCTTCTTTTCTGGTATCAGTTTTACTATTCTTTTCATCTATTTGTCTTTGGTCTAATTCATCTTTGCGATTATCAACCATCAACTGATAAATTTGACCGAGAACTCCATCCATGTCGCCACTATCCGCAAGAGCCTTAGGTGGGGCCTTGGTGGAATTCAGCAATGAAGCTGAAGTTTGTTTTGATTTTTCGGACAATTTACTCATCGTTTGTTGATGAGTAACATCCTTACTGTTGTCTCTTGCCATTTATCTCTTTTGTCGTTCTCTTATTTTTTGATTTTCTTCCTCAATATACTGAATCAACATAGAGACATAGATATCTCTTTCCCATGGCAACATAGCTTCTAACTCCGTCAAACTGTATTTGTGATGCTGCATCAAAGAGAAATTAGTTTTGTAATAATTCCTCAAGTTATCGTGACGCAGCGTCAACCGAAAAAATTTTCGAGACCTTCTACATCAATCGTGTGATGAAAACCACATTTACTACAAGTCATCTCAACAGTTTCTTTTAACTTTGGTAAGTTATTAAAAAAGTGTTCAACCTTTTCAAATTGAACCTGATTTAAACCCTCAACAAACTCCAACATTTCACCTGGTTCGGCCTCATGTGCATAATAGAATTGGTCGCCATCATAAATGTGTTCAATGCTTTCTGCAATCAAGTTAAAAGTCACCTCAGTAATATCATCCATGTTAATAGAATCTTTGATGATACCAAATTCTGGATATTTCATCTTAATCATAACCTTGTCGGTCAATTGAATTTCTGGGCTAACTTCTTCTTCACGGTACGGTTGAATATTCTGTAGGTTAACACTTGCTTCCATAATGTTACCACAAACCTTTTCTTCAACCTCATTATTACAACGGTATCTGGTCTCCACAATTTCACCAACAGATTTGCTTCTGAGGTTGATAAAGTAATATTCAACATCAATGATGGGCAATTTGTCGATATTGATACCTTCAGTCAAAGTACAATTGTTTAGTATGTCACGGACATTCTGTTGAATTGTTGAGGACTCATTTGATTCTAGAGCCATCAACAGATTCTTTTGTTCTTTAACTAGAAACGGTCTATATTTAATCTTCTTCTTTGAAATTGGTAATTCAATTTCGTATGTTGGCACATCAAGTTTAGGTAAAGCCATAATTAATCACTCCTGTATTTTAAAAGTTTCTGTCAATTTCTGCCTCACGGCTCAGATAAGAATTTTTAATTGTATCAATTCCAGAACCGATTGCACCGATTGCACTATCGGTAATCGCACCGACAGCACCTTTGGCAGTACCACCAAGACCACCGTATTTGTCGGTAAGATTTCCAATCTGAGAATCCAACAGTTCCATCGCAAGGCCTTGGAGAGAATTGTTTTTCCAGTAAGTATATGCAAATGTCACAGACAGTTTGTGGTAACCATCATTTGACCAATCTAGGTCCATTTGATTTATTGCAATTGGAAATGCTTCATATAAGTTGCAAGAGTATGATGGTTGATTCGTAACATCATATTGTGTTATAGTCAAGTCGGTAGCATAATCACTCTTGTATCTAAAATTGTTGTTGTATAATGGGTTGATGAAATTCAACCATGCATCAAAGAATGTTTTCTGTGACATATCATCATCAACAATAAATGTCAAATCAATGTCGTTGTATGTGTTTTGGTACGGAAACTTTTCAACAGGACCATAGGTCTTTTGTTCGATTGTTGCAAGTGTTCTACCTGGTAGGTTTGCGTTCTCACATCTATATTTCAGGTTTCTATTGGTCTTTACATAAGCCAATAGTGTCAGAGGAATAGGAACATCAACCTCAAAACGATTCGGTCTGGCCAAATCGCCGGTGAAAGATGATTTAAAACCGCTAATTGAAACTGGCATCTTAGTTCCTTATTTCTTCTACTGAATCTTTCCAGACAGCTTTTGGTTGTGCCTTCTTGAATTGGTGTACAGGCAGGTGTAGTGCAATGTCCCATTCATTTGGTTCGACAGCCAATATTCTAGATTTAATGTGATTGTACAAATAATGTTTGATACAAGGTCTAAACTCTTTTAACTTAGATGATGCATCCAACATTGGATATGTGATACGAATTCTTTTAATCTCATCCTCATCATTGTAAATTGCAAAATTCAACAACTTCTTCATAAAAATTAATCTATAACGAAGTGGTAGATAATGTATATTTAACCCTATAAAACCATCGGATTGTCGTTTTAGAGGTAAAACAAGTGGAAATCTATCATAATAAGGCAAATCGTTTTTGCCTTTAGGATCATATACAAAGTAGTATAATCCACCCATCAAAAACTTTTGTCTATCGGATGGTTTGGTCCAGCGAGACTTTTCTTTTGTTATTGGAATCGACAGTCGACCAGGGTTTCTTAAATCTGCAATTCGCTTTAATAACCATGTCATAGATTCTCGGCTCATCGTTTGATAGTTAGCCGAAACCTTTTCTTCTGTCAGTGTAGTGAGTATGGATTTTGTTATCATCGGATATTTAGTTATAGTCCGAGATGGTCTTCCGTGATAAGTTTGAATTCCCAACCACGGTCTAAACAATATTCTGTTGCCGCCTTCCATTTGGCCTGATTGACACCCCATGTCACAACTTCTTGGATATACTGTTTTGTGACTCTTTTCTTTTTATCTGGTTCCATTGTTTGATATTTCGGTTTGACTTCAAGCATCATGGTTCTAAGTTTACCATCTTTATCACGAACTTTAACGACAAAATCAGGAAAATAACGGTGCATACGATTATCCACAGGAGATTTGTATGGAATTATGAGTTCTTCTGAGGCCCAAGATACAATATTTGGATTTTTGTCGAGCCAATTCATTACCCGGCACTCCCAACTCGAGCGATATATGATTTTTTTGTAATCCCCTGCGTATTTTTGAGGATTTGAAGGTCGGAATGTTCCAGAATATGCCA